CTGCCATTAGCAGTGATGAAGCCCTTTTTCTTTAAATCTACAAAGTCTTCTGCTTCTTGTAAAGCCGCTTCTGTATCTTTAGGTATAAGGGTTACGGATTGTACATTAAGATCTAAAATGAGCTTTTCTTTAAATCCACTAATCTTGTTTTTTGTAAAATGTAATAATAGGCGTGGAAAGATATTATCCTGATCGTCTTTCCAAAAGAATTCTGCATGCTCTTTTCTATCATGCATATCATTATAAACATGAAAGATAACATTCGGTCTATACATCAAAGCTCTTGCATCAGCCAGATCATCATCGACTGGGAGTTTAAGCTTACTGATATCCATCGGCATATTCTTGCGATATTCAGCAGTAGCAATCATGCAAGCATGATATTTGACTGTTAAATTCTTCTGAGCATTTGATATTGCAGTCATACGACTGCTTTGCTCGTGATTCATAAAGTCCATATAGTTGTGAGTATTATCACAAATCATCAAGACTTTCTTCGCGGGATGGCGACCTCTATAATGTTTTAAGTTTCTTTCTAGTGTGGAAAGAGTTGCACCATCTTCAGAATCAATAATAACGATTCGCTCATCCTCAATTAACTCTCTAAAGATTTCATTAGATTTATGAAATGCATCGACTGTATCTTTTGGCGCACCTCTAAGATTTAACCCAGGCTGAACGACTTGGCCTATTGTTAATTTGGCTCCTTGAGGATCAAACATTTTATAGATGTTTGTTTTAATGCGCGGCTCGATCTGCTCATACGAATCATCTGTTGAGTGAATGAGAACCAAAGAGTTCTCATCGCTCATCGCTATATCAGTACCGATCATAAGAGCAGTAGCAGTCTTTCCAGAATTAGCTCTACCACCTACATAAACTAAACAACCAGAAGCCCAATTCATGCCACCGTTCATTGCAGCAGCAAAATCACCAAAGTAATTCATCTTGAAAGATGCAGCAGTCTCATCGTCTGAAGCGCTCTCCCTAAGCTCCTGAATCGCATTAAATCGATTTAATTGATAGTTTATCCCTATTGAATCTGTTTTATACTCCTTCTCTATCATCTCTACAGCTTGTTCATGCGTAGCTATGTGAGCGCGAATATTATCTGGATCTTCAGAGACTGCTCTTAGGTAGGACTCGGCACAAGTGCGAGTCTTTTCTAATCGCTCAGAAAACTTATTATTTCTAATCGCATTTACATCAGAATAAATAGCAGACATAGAAACAGTCGTAAAATCAGATAAATACTTTACAAGTATTTCTCTTTTTACTCCAGAAGGTTCTGTTGCGATAATCGGAACCATCTTATTGCAGATAGTATCTGGAGTCTCACTAGACGAGAAACTATTCAATTGCCATTCGAATGCAGATTGCTTTTTCAGATCAAGATATTGTCTAGGATCTGTAGTCTCCCTAAGAAAGTCATCGGGATCTTTTGCTACAACACCTTCTGGACGTAAAACAATAAAAGTTGAAATTCCAGAAGTTACCTTAAGTATGTTCTCCAATACTCTTTGTGTTGCATCATATCCGGCTTGATCCCAATCAAAATTAAGAAAGATCTTACGAATACCAATACTCTTTAAAAAGAGTAAATGGTTCTCAGTAAAAGCAGTACCACAGACTGCAACTGCATTTGTAATCCCTAGGCGATACAATTGCATTAAATCGCCTGGGCCCTCAACTATATATAAGCCAAATTTCTTTGCATTTTTATAGGCGACATCAATCCCAAGTAAGGCTTGATTCTTTTTATAGATAGAATTTTCAGGGGTATTTATATACTTTGGAGCTTGAGGACCAGTAGTGTCTGTTTCATAGTTTAGATTTCTACAAATAAACCCTATCGTTCGTTTGCAATGATCCTTTATTGCGAATGTAATTTTAGAGTCATCAAAGAAGCTAGTATATCTAGTTCGAATTACATTGGTGGAAACAATATATGAGCTGTCCCAACCTCGTTCAATCAGCAGACCCATGAGCTTGTCAGAGTCTATAGTTCCTACAGAGGTGAATGCTTGAATCCAGTTTCTTGTTATTAGATAATCATTCTCCTTTGAGGATTGTGTGCCCAAGATATCAGAAATATCTTGGCACAAGCGATAAAGTGAGATTCGCTCTCTATCTGCTTGGGAGAGTTTTCCTGGGGAATAATTAATTCCCAATTGCTCACATAAAGTGGGTATTGTTACAGTGATCCATTCGGGACCGCTCGTGGGGAGGTTATCAAAGTGATTAGCACAAACAAAAATATCCCCATAAAAGTTGCAAGAAGCAGAGAAACACTTGACGGTCTCATAGTTAGTTTTTGGATTGAAGCCCATCGAGGGGGTGTGATCCTCGTGAGCAAAACAATTAAACTTCCGATTCTGATCGAGATCTTTTCCAGCTTTTTTCTCTAGATATTCATATAACTTTTCTCTCAAGATAGTGACTACTTCATCAATATCTGTAATGTAATTCGACATCTGTTCTCCAAAATAATTATTTGAGTATGTGTGGTAGACTTTCATTACGACCGGATGTCGTAATCTTTATAAATTCAACTTGTGATGGGCTCAAGTCCTGGATGCTCTTGAGCCCCAGATAGCTTAGGCCACTAGCAATACCCCCATTTAGAGTATTGATCAATTCTGAGCAAGAATATTCTGGGTACATTTTCTTACTGTCTTGTATTCCTTCTGGAGTTGAAAAGGTTCCACGCTTGTCTAGCTGAAACTCTTTGGAAGCTTGTCCTCTATAGTATTTATATTTACGGCCGAACAGAGGCTTCTTCCAGCCCCCGCTTTCGGTAGTTTTAGAAAATAAACTACCGATCATAACTGCATCAGCACCAGCAGAGAGATATTTCATTATATCTCCACTGTTCTTTATTCCACCGTCAGCGACGATTGTAGGGTGGCTTCTAATGTTCTCCCCCTTATTTAAAAGACCAAAATGTATATTAAAAACTGCAGCAAGATTTGGGAATCCACATCCAGTAACAATTCTTGTAGTGCAGGTGCTGCCGGGTCCAATGCCCACTCTGATGTGTGAGCATCCGGACTCAATACACTTCTCGGCAGAAGCCAAGGTGGCTACAGTGCCTGACATTATTTGATGTACAAAGGGTAATGCTCGATACTTCTCATACATTCTATGAAGGTAAATCGTATCTCCATGGGCCACGTCTACACAAATATTCACAGGATATCTTTGCAGTTCAGGTGGCATTTCATTGTGCCACCTGATTATATTTTCGTAGTCTTTTTGCTTACTTCCTACGGTAGCCCACTTGTGCCAAGCTCTACTTCTAAAGTCTTTATCTCTAGTGTTTCGCCCTTGAAAGAAATCCTGCTGTTCAGGTAGGCTATCAAAACGACAAGGAAGATAATTCGCTCCGACCCCAAATATAACCTCTGACAAGGCTTCGCTTGATACAGTATCCATCGGACTGTTGAAAATATAATTTGATATAACTTGAGCTTCTTGTCGACTCTCTAATACTCCTGTTTTAGGTACAAGAAGAACATCGTTGGAGGATAAGCACTCTTTAAATAAGAGTGCATTGTTTTCTAGGCATGTACTCATGTTTCAATTTTAGGCAAATCTTTTGGAACGCCGTCAGAGTCGTAACATACGTTTTTATATTCGCAATAAGTGCACTGCCAGTCGCCTTTAACAACTTCTTTAACAAGGCGAGTCTTCCCCTCTTCAAGTTGCTTAGCTCTCTTCTCGTACTGGATCCTATCTGTCTTTGACAGTAGCCCCGCATCATATAATTGTTTAATACGTTCTTGAGAATAAAGCATATCGTAATCACGTTCGGGGGGTGTTCGACTGCTTACTGCCCCCTGAATCTGTTGATACATTTGCATTATTTCTTCTAAAATAATATTAGAGTCTATCTTCTCGGTTATAGTGGGTGAGTTGCCTTGATAATATATATGAGACAACCCATCTGCTTCAGACTTCTCTACGGTAACGGTATATTCTGCATATAGTCCAGTACCTCTATCGCCATAGACAAGCAATGCTTCTGCGAAGTTATCAGTGCAGTTTCCATACCACCACTGATATATTCCAAGCTGCATTAAGTGAGCCTCACGCGGAGTCCCCAGAGCGCCTCGCCGTCTATCGGCGGGCGTTCCCAAGACGGTATTCCCATTAAAACCATAAACAGATTTTACTTCAACAATACGGTATTTACTTGTCTCTGGATCAATAACAATCAGGTCAATTTTACCAGACACATTTACTGCAGGGATATAAATTGGTACTTGATCTGCAACATATACTCCAGACTCTTTAGCAACGTCTATGCAGTATTCCTCGTATAGGTCTCCAGCTTTAAATATCCAATACTTGTATGTATCTAGTGGAGTTGTATTATCTTTAATGTGCTTAACAAAAGGTCCACACTCGTCATAGTCTGGATAAAAGTTAAATGTATCAATAAAGTATCTAAAGAAAGATTGTCTTCTACATTTTCCTATAAAAGTTTCATTTCCATTAAGATCTTTAATATCACACGCTGCCCCAGAGGGCCAAAGTGTTGGAGCTTTTTGTTCTCCAAAGCGTGGTTTAGCCATGTGATTTGTAATATGGCTAATAAAAGACCATTTATTTTCTGTCATAAAATATCCTAAAGTTTAATGTTCGAGAGATCAGGCATTTCTGCCTTGAGTTGTTCTTCTAGGTCTTTTGCTTGACCTTTTACTGCTTCAGCATCGATTTCACTAATGCTCTTTTGAATCTCCTCTAGTCTCTCCTTTTGGAATTCCTCAAAACCAGAGTCTAAATCTATCTTTAAATCAGATTCATTTAACTTGTTATAAAGGAATTCAATTAAGATCGACAAATTTATTATGGTATTAAAATTATAGTCGATCCTCATGTCTTGAGCAGACAATAGAGGGAGAATTTCTTGTATATCAATGTTGGGTTTTTCCATTATAGTTTTACTTCTTTCTTAGGTGGTACATGTGAACCTAGATAAATTGGAGTAGAGTCGTTGAAGTTTGTATTACCAGCAGAGTCTTGATAAAGCACACAGTATCCATTGTATGCATTCTTAAATCTAAGGTCTGCTTTAAACTGATAGGGTTGCCTACAGCACATGGCTCCCTGTTCGATTAGTAACTTTGAATTCATAACGCCTTTATATATCTTGTGGGTGTGGCCCACAACGATAGAATCAAAGTCATCTGAATTTAGTCTTTGAGAAAAATGATCTAAAAGTCTTGCAACAGTAGCACCTGGATACTTACCGGTATATCCCGAAGGATGACAGAAGATGGTTTTACCCAAACGTACATACCAGGGGTCGTTCTTATCATAAAAAACATTATGGAAGTCTTTCTTTTCCATTAGCTCCCCATAGATATTTAACTTCTCCCCAGCAGCTATTCTTGCAAGAAGATCAGGTCGGAACACCTCCCAGGCTTCCTTATCGAAGCCTGCTCGTCTCACAGCCAGGCTTGTCCTATAATCATGATTCCCACAAGTCATTATTATTTGTGGGAAGTTATCAGACAAATAATGTACTAGATCAAAAACCATATTATATTCTTTTAAGGCAGCAACACTTTTCGACTTTGCAAAGGTCGAAAAGACATAAGCATCTAAGATGTCGCCATTCAAGACCACTATGTCCGAGTCACTATGTGCATCTA